AGACCATTTGAACATCAACTAAGATTCTTTAAGACAGGTAATAGTGAACGACGAGGGATATTGGCTGCTAACCGTATCGGTAAAACAGTCTCAACATGTTTTGAAACAGCATGTCATCTTACTGGCATATACCCTGAATGGTGGGAAGGTTATCGTTTCGATAAACCGATCACTTGTATGGTCGCGGGTGAGGGCTGGTCGCAGGTTGCATTAGTTCTTCAACAAGAATTACTTGGCACACAAGATATTAAAATTAAAGAGAATTTAGGAACAGGTGCGATACCTAGACATTGTATTATTACTGATACTATGCGCTCTGATGGTGCGAACTGTATCGGTGTGGAAATTAAACACAAATCGGGTTCGAACTCCTACCTACTATTCGCTAACTACACCCAAGAAGTTCGTCAGTTACAGGGTTTCAAACTTAACCTAGCAGTCTTTGACGAACAACCACCAGATGACTTCTTCTCAGAAATTGTAACTCGTACTGCTACGACACAGGGTAAAGTCTTGTGTTCTTTCACTCCATTAAAAGGTCTGAACGGATTAGTTAGTAAGTTCTGGAATCACGAAGAAGGATATGAGTTCATTCGTGTATCATGGGACGATGTACCCGAATACGATCCATGGGGTATGCCCTTCTTGTTAAATAGTACTAGACGACAACTAGAAAAGGATTACTTACCACATGAACGGGAAGCTCGTATTGCTGGCAAGCCTGTTATGGGTAAAGGTGCTGTCTTTCAGCTTAGTAACTGGCCTACGTATAAAACTGGTGAAATTGATTTTACTCGTATGCCTAATATTCATAGAATCATTGCACTTGACTTGGGGTTGGTAAATGATAAGACAGTTATTAGTTTAATGTTTTGGGAACCAAATGAAAGAACTGCATACTTACACCGTCAAATCGTTGTTCAAGGGATTGAAGAAGCTGTGCCAACACAGTACATCAATCATTTACTCAGACCCGAGGTATTCGGAACCCCTATCGTACTTCCGGCAGATGCTTCTACATCTGGACGATATACAATGTCGAGTAACAGCATACGAGAGTTGTTTGAAAGTTATGAACTTAATGTGTACGACAAAGCGATTATGAATCCACCTGATAGTCAGGGTCGTGTTACAAATCACAAAGCATATGGTATTAACCAAATGCGACAAATGCTTGAAGTAGGAAGTTTAATGGTTAATGAGAATTGCACCCACTTTCTAAATGAAGCACAAAACTATTTCGTTGATGAGAAGGGCAGATTCAGTGATCCTGATGACTGTATTGATTCAGCGAGATATGCATTATTGGGCTGCTTGCAAGGACTTGCAGAGGCCTGGGACAATAGAACTCCTGCGCAACGTATGGCTGCTCAACGAGACAGATATGTACGCAGAGACTACAACAATAAACCAGCTTGGAAACAAAGCTATAACCCTGCAGAATAAGGAGATATCATGGGTAAAGGATCTAGAGCAAGACCATTTGAAGTAGACCAAGACGAATTTGCAAGTGCTTGGGAACGAACTTTCGGTAAGAAAGATAAAGAAGTTAAAGATATCAAAGAAGAAAAGTTAGAAAAGACTGAAGAACAAGACGATTCTACAAAGACTAAATAGTATATTACAAAGGGTCTTTAAACCATGCTTGATATTAAAAATATCCCGATTGACGACATTAACAAAAACAAAAAGATTAATGATAGATTCGTCACTATGAAAAACATGATGGATACGAAAATGGCTTCGTATCTACGTTATCTAGGAACTAAAAATGCCGTTAATAGGGCTAGTGATTATCATTACTTGTGTCTTGCTGTCACTGATAGCACAGCACCTGTTAATGGTATTGACTATATTCACCCTAGTGTTAAGCCAGTAGTAGATTACGCTACGGCAGTTATCGCAAAGGGGCTAATGCCAAATGGCGAGATCAATTTTGAGTTTGTAGCTGATACTGAGGAAGACGAAGAAGCAGCACGACAAGCTACTGATATGGTCAAAAAGGTCGTTAATCAAATGAACGATCCTCACTTTATCTTAGAACGCTGGATCATGGACGCAAACATGCATAAAAATGGCATGATGATGATTAAACCAGTACGTGAAAAGATCGACCGCTATGTTGATATACAAGGTACATTAGAACAATTAAAAGCATTTGAAGCACAAGCAGCAGATTCAGGATTAACTGCATTGCGTCAAAGTCGTAGACGCATTACTGTTCAAATGGACAAAGTAATGGCTGAAGTCCAAGAATTAGTTGGTGCTGCTCGTAAAGATGTCGCTGGATCAATCTTAGATAAGTTCATGACCAATATGAGTGAAGAACCTACTGGTGATTTATCAGGTGCTGTGGAAGATATGGCATCGATCAGTGGTGAACATGATTTGATCGGTGATGAAGAATCAATTTTAAATGATGCAATTGCTAGAAATTCAATTTATGCTGCAAAGTATAAGTTGACTGGTTATAACATCAACATCAAATTCCACCCAATCGCTCAACACTATTGGATTTGTGATCCTACAGTGCCAGAGATGAAAGATCAACCTTTCTGTGGTTTCTATGATCCAATGACAATTCAAGAAGCATGTGATTTATATCCAGGCATTAAGTTAGAGGAATTTGAACAATACGCTGAATACAACATGAACGGTGCTTATCAAGCAGGTTCTGTTTTGAACAACTTAGCAATTCATGCTCGTGACTCTGTTCCAGTTATGGGTATTCCTGTATCTAGTGCTGCATCAGCAGATCCAGATAGTCGCATTGTGTCGGTCGTAACAGTATGGAACAAGTATGATATCGATGGTGACGGCGAATTAGAGTTGGTAGAAATTATCTATTCTGGTTCTTACATTATCTCAGCTAAGGAAGTTGAATTCATTCCTGTAGCAAATATGTGTCCGAAACCACTACCAGGTAACTTCTATGGTATGAGTATCGCAGAATCTGTTATCCCAATGCAGGAGTATAACACAAGTGCTGCTCGTGCTGAGATTCAGTTGGGTCTATTGACTGCGACACCAAGATTAGGTGTTAAGCCAGATCGTTTAGACTTTGAGATGTTGCAAGACGGCGAAGCTGCTATCTTTATCTTAGATAGTAAATTTGATCCTGCTAAAGATATCTATCAAGTACCTCCTCCATCAGGTAACTTGCAGTTCTTAGAAGTAGCTATGAATCGTATTCAACAAGATACAATGGCTATGGTTGGTATGACTACACCGCAAGATGTATTCAATCCAGAAGTTATGGCACCAGGTAACTCAGGTGTTAAACTTCAACTTGCATTAAGCCCTAACCAAATTATACAAGACAATACAGTGCGTAATGCTGCCGAGGGACTAAAAGAAGCACTTTGGTTAGTATGGCGTACATTGATTCAGTATGGTGATGACTATGGAGTTAAGAAACTTGCTCATTACTATCACCCAGAAAAGAAAGCTGAATTCATGGATTATAATGCATGGGATGATATGAACTTCTGTGATAGAAAACAGATTCATTTAGAATTAGCTTTAGGTATGATGAGTGAAGAAAACGCATTAGGTCGTTTACAAATCATTCAGAAATGTCAAACTGATTTATATACAACAGTTTCAGGTATGGTAGCTAGTGGTACATTAACACCTGAAATGTACAAGAAAGTTAAGAAGCCATTTGCTGATACATTGTACGTACTTGGTGTAAAAGATTGTGATACATATCTACCAAGCGATGAAGAAGTCATGCAAATGATTAAACAAGGTCAAGAAGCAATGAAGAACAAGGAACCTAGTCCAGCTGAGAAGAAAGACTTGGCAAGTGCTATGTTGGATCAAGTTAAAGCTAATCAGATTCAAATGGAAGTTTCAGGACAAGATGCTGAAACACAACTTGATTACATGGCGATGGCAGCAGGCAATCCGAAAGTTTACTCTTAATTTCAAAAGATAAATAAAGAATGATTAACGAGAATAGCATAGAATTTTATAATAATAGATTAACAGTAGACTTCGGTAACTTATCTAAACTGACCCCTTCACAAAAGGATCGTATTAGAAATTACGGAAGTCAAGCTGAAGCATTAATAAAGAATAAAGATTTAGCGATGTTTATACATCACTACAAATTTGAGGTGGCAGATGCTCTTGGAAGTATTCGAGGGCATTCACCGGAAGATAACATGCAACGAGTTGCGTTAAGCAATCAACTTGCAGGAATAGACGATTTTGTAAATAGCTTGAAAAGAGCTAGTTACTTAAAAACAAAACTTGGTAACGATAATACCGCCCAAGTTTAATTTAGAAAGAAAATGAAATGACAAACGAGAACAGTCCTAACAGCCAACCAGCTGCGGCCGCTGAACAAAATGCAGTAGCAAGTTTAGACCAACAAATAGCAGAAAAGATGACCGCGATGCGTCAACAGACCGAGCGTAACCTTCTTAGAGCTACTGAACCTACTGAGACAGGTAGTGAAGAATCGGCAGAATCTTCAAGCCCTGTGGCACCAGAAAACGGAAACGTTGAGCCAGAAGTTGGTGATACCGACGATTATAGTGTAGAAGAAGCAAATCAAGAAACAGACAGCCCTGAAGAGGTAACTGCTGATAGTAATGATTCTACATCAGATGAGCTAATCGACTTTATCGAATTCGCAGAAACTAATCCGAACGCTAAGTTCAAGTTCATGCGTAATGGTAAAGAAGTAGTTATTGATGCTAAGAAAGCTGCAAGTATACTAGGTCAAGGATCAGCAATACACGAAGAAGCACGCCAATTGAAGATTGAGAAAGCAGAGTTTGATGAATATCTCTCTGACACTCGCAGTCGTCAAGAAGGTTTGACTCTAGCAATGGAATTTACAGTTCAACCTAAGTTGAAGAATGCATACGATGAGATAATCAAAACACAAGGTTATCAAACAACATTCCATCAACAATTGCAACAAACTAATGATCCTGCTCAAATCGCAAGGATTCAAGCAAGTATGCAACAGAATGAACAGTACATTCGTCAGCAACAACAAGTTATCGGGGAACTGAAACCTGCTGTTGATGAATTTAGGCAGATTCGTGCCAAGCAAGTGACTGAGCGAGTAGAAGTCGCACGAAAGAACTTTCAAGACAAAGAATTGAAAAATGAATATGTCTTTAAAGAGATTCGTGATAAGATTTCAAAAGTATGGCCGCAAGCTAAGGAACAAATCATACCTGGCATTGAAAACTTAGATTTGATTACAAGTGATGAGAACTTATTAAGTCTCATTCGTGATGGTCTAAGATATAGAGATAAACCGCAAGCTAAGTCAGCTGGAAGCAGCATGGCAGCATTGACACAAAGACGAGCAAGTACAACTCAACGAGGAAGCGGCTCTGATGATATCAGTAAACTTCGTGAACAAGCCAAGGCCGGCGATAAAAAAGCCGGAGACAATCTCTTAGTTGCACAACTACAAAGAATTCGTGCAAGTAGGGGAGGTAGATAAAACGGTTATAAATACATGTGTATTATAACTACAAGCCATTAACTTAAGGAGAAAATCATGGCAGAAATTACAACCAGTCAAATTGGTAACGGTACAACAGCTTACGGTTCAGATATCGTTGTCAAGGATCTAGATTTAGATGTTAGCAATCGTGTAAAAGACGATACGCCTGTTCTAAACATGGCAATGAGCAAAAAGCGTAAAGTTAACTCAACTTTACCACTATGGACAGACGATATCTATCGCTTGCCTGCAGTTCAAGCTCAAGTTGAAGGTGCTACTGTTGCAACTTCACAAGCAGAAAGTAACTCACGTTACAACTTGGGTAACTATACTCAAATTTTCAGCACAGTAATCGCATCTAGCGGTACAGCACGTGCTGTTATGCAAGCTGGTGGTGACCCACAAGCATATCAAGAAGTCAAGCAATTGATTGAATTGATGTTTGACGTGGAACAACAACTAGTTCGTGCAGACCAAATCGGTACTAAGTATGCAGGTCAATCTGGCTCAGCATCAGGTCTACCAAGTGGTCAAACTGGTCGTCGTATGGGTTCATTGTCTGCATTCGCAGGTACTCACTCATTCAACACAACTTCAGGTTCTTTAACAAACTTGAATACATGGACTAACAACGAATCTACTGACAGTGCTTCTGAGCAAACAGACACTCTAGCAGTTGCTTCTAACGGTTCACAGTTCTACACTGGTACATTCACAAACCAATATTTCAGCCCAGCTTTATACAAGCAATTGGTAACTGTTGCTGAACAGCGTTACAATGCTAAGATTCGTTCTGTTGTTGCACCAACATCATTGCGTACTAGCATCAGTGATAACATCACTCAATCACGTGGTATTAACCGTGTGAATTCAGAGCGTGGTGATACAATCGCTACTTACGAAGGTGACTTCAATTACACATACGAAATCTATGATTCTTGGATTATGGATCAGTCTGGTGTTGCTAACAGCATTTACTTCTTGAACGAAGATGTTGTTCAGTGGGGTTCTCTACGTGATCTAGGACCTAACAATGAAGTGTTCTCAAATGCTGACGCATCTCTAGATCAGTTCATCATGGAAGGTACATTGATCGTTCGTAACCCAGCTGGTGTTGGCGTATTGCATAACATCACTCCAGGTACAACTGCTCAAGCATCTCTACCAGGTGCACGTCCATCTACATTAGTTGTACGTACAAACAGCGGTGCAGGTTCTACATACTAATCGTAAGAAGACTAGTCTTAGAAACCAAAAAGGCTCTTCGGAGCCTTTTTCCTATGACTAAATACATATATGAATGACATTAATAAACCCGAATATTTAGACGATAAAGACCCAGAAAAGAATCACAATTTCTATAGACAAGACCATGGTGGCATCATCACCGAAGAATCTGGACTTGCAGATAGATTATTGCGTAACAATGATTTGTATAGATCCATGAAGGGTGATTGGTCAAGAACCAATATGAATAAAGGAAATAACATCAAAGTTACTACAGGTAGACAAGATGGTAAATTCTTTATTACAAGAGAACAACAAAACACAGAAGCAATCAAAGAACATTGCAGATTGTACAGAGAAGCAGCAGAAGCAGGTATTCCTGATCCATTAGCACCAATTGGTGAAGATGGTAAACTGCAACATAAATGGATGGAACTTCCTTATGTTATCTCTATTCGCATTAGTGACCAATACTTTGGTGGTATGCCTTGGAATGCAATCAAGCAAGATAGAACATTGAAAGCGCAATTCTATCGTGTTGTTCAACAAGAATATCCAGAATATGTCTGCTATCCAGGTGGCAAGTTACCAATCCCCGTAGCAGTATCATATCCAACAAGAACCGGTTAAAAAGGAAACAACATGTTTACAATCCCATCAGCAGATGATTTAGTTACTTTCATCAAAGATTTCACAGGTAGTACAAATACAGAAGAAATTAAGAAATGTATTTTTATGGCAGAAATGTCAATGCGTAATATCGAACTACCCGCTTTACGCTGTGATCCATATGCCCCTGAGAATATCGGGGTTGCAGACAGAAATGGTCGTATCCCTATTCCAGGTGACATGAATAAGCCAATCTTGTTCTTCAAACAAGGTCAACAATATCTTACAACTGCACAAGCAACCGCAGACAGTGGTTCTGATACATTGACATTAATTACAACTCCTCAGCAAAGTCTGAGCGTTGGTATGTTGATTTATGGAACAAACATTCCTGCAGGTACTACAATCGTTAGTTTCCCAGGACCTGACTATTCAGTAATTACAATGAGTGAAAACACAACAGGTGCAGTTAGTGGTACAGTTACATTTCAAACACCCGGAGCAGGTAGTCCATCAAGTCAAACAGGTCCATGGATTGTGTATGACCGTATTGGTGACAGAGATATTATTACTCAGGGCATGATTGCTCAGTTGTATCTACAACCAGTTAATGTACCAGCAGTTATTCGTGGTAAGTTCAGTGAAGTTGGTCAAGTATATGAATTCTTGCCATATGTCGCTGAGGGCGATTTGATTAACATGTATTACTACAAAGCATGGCCTTTACTATTCAGTCCAACTGATGTTGAAGGTGAAACTGTTCAAAACAATGCAGTATTGTCAACATGGCCTGAAGGTTATGTTTATGGTACATTAAGAGAATATTACATCAAGCGTCACAATGACCAAGATGCAGCAGTATATAAAGCCAAGTTCGATGAAGCTATGGCAACTGTTGAAGATCAAAACAACTTAGGCAAATGGAGTGGTGGGCACACCCGATTAACTTCAGTATGGCAACCAAGACAATATCGCCAATATAACATCAAGTAAGGAACTATCCCGATGAGTACATCAAGTTTATACGGGAATGTTGGTAATGTAATTGTTTCAGCAAACAACTTAACAACATTATATAATGCAACCGGTGGCAATGTAGTCACAGCTAATGTACCGGATAAAGATTTTACTACACTATACACTACTCAAGTTCAGATTGAACCTACCCGTGCATATGGCAATAGTAATGTAGAAGCATTCTTAAATGCTGGTTTTGATGCAGGTGGAAACATTGTTCAAAACATCAATGCCAATGGATATATTCACGCTAATGGTAACTTAACAATCGAAGGTACTACTAGTTTAGGTGATGTAGCTAATGTTCACATTCTAGGTGGTAATTTAAACTATGTGTTACAGACAGATGGCGCAGGTAACTTAAATTGGGTTGCTCAAGCAGGAACTGAAGGTAACTCAATACCATACACACATTTCAATGTTACTGCAACTGCGAACAATCAACAGTTTACAAGTACAAATCTAGGTAGTTTTGCTAATGTCAATGATATGGCTGTGTTTAAAAATGGCGTTAACATTGAACCAAGTTTGTATAGTAAGCCAAGTGCAAATGTATTGCAAATCAATATCTTATTGAATACCGGTGATACGATTGATGTATTACCAAGTGCTGCAGGTGGAGGTAGTCCAGGTGGCAACTTAACTGAAGTTCAATACAATGGTGGTGCATCTTTAAGTGGTAATGCGAGTTTCACATTCGATCAACCAAATAGTTTAATGACTGTTGGTAATATCAGTACAGATAAAATTACTGTAGCCAATGTTCAAGCAACAAAGATTGTAGCCACTGGCGACGTTACATTAGGTGATGTTTCTAATGTTCATATTGATGGTGGTACAAATGGTCAATTCTTAACAACTGATGGATTGGGTACATTATATTGGGGGTTCATACCATTAACTGAAATCAATGCAAACATTAACAATGTACATATTTCAGGTGGTACAACAGGTCAAGTATTATCAACTGATGGTTCTAATAACTTAAGTTGGACAAGTTTCATTGCAAATGCAAATTTTGCAAATACTGCAAACATAGCGAATACTGCTAACACCGCAAACACAGCAAACAATGCTACAACCGCGAATGTTGCAATTACTGCAGGTTCTGCTACAACTGCAATTAATGTATCTGCAAGTTCACAGCCCAATATTACAAGTATTGGAACACAAACTAGTTTTACTAGTACTGGTATAGTAGATTTGACTTCGGCAAGTAATGTTGCATTAGGTGCAAATTCAAATATTCATATTACTGGTGGTACAGGTGGCCAAGTATTATCAACTGATGGATCAGGTAATTTAAGCTGGCTTACTGTTTTGGTTGGCACTCCTAATTATGCAAATTTTGCAGGTCAAGTTGTAGATTCAACTCAATCGAACATTACTAGTTTAGGTACACTAACTACATTATCTGTAGCTGGTATGACTAGTATTCAAGAAGCCAAAGAGAAGTTTGTAGCTAATAGCACAGGTGCAACAGGTACTATACAGTTTGATGTATTAACTTCTGCTATCATTTTGCAAACTGCAAATGCATCAGCTAACTTTACCTTGAACATTAGAGGTAATAGTACAACTACATTCAATAGTATTTTATCTACTAACGAAAGTGCTTCTATCACTTATGTTAATAAAAATGGTGCAACTGCTTATTATGCAAATACATTCCAAATTGATGGATCGAACATTACACCAGTCTGGCCGTTTGGTGCACCAAGTGCGGGCACACCATCGGGATATGACGTATATAATTTTAATATCTTAAAAACAGGATCAAGTACCTATGTTGTATTTGCTGTTCAAGGAGGCTATAAGTAATGCCTTTAATGAATAGCATGGGCGCATTGAAGGAACAAAACATGGTTACCAGCGTGATCGGTGGTAATCAATATGTTGTCACGGTATCCAACTCACAAGGATATTTTTTCATGCCAAGTGATACTGGCAACGCTTACTTTGTAACTAACAATACAATGGGTATTACTAAAGTTGATTCTAATGGTAATGTCTTATATCAAAAAACTGCTACCACCGGTGGTAGCGTTAATGGTTTATATGTTCATTCTGATAATGCTGTTTATGTAGTTGGTACATATAGTAATAAACCAGCATTGGTTCAATATAGTAGCATTGGTACTGTCGCATGGGAAAGAACGTTGAATACCGCATCAACTGGTGGTAGCCAATCACCTATCACTGATAGTACAGGTAATGTATTTGTAACTATATTTGATAGTGGTACATCTCCAAACTATTCATTAATTAAGTATAATGCCGCTGGTACATTGCTTGCTCAGAAACATATATTAACTTCTACTACAGTCCCTTTAGCTAAAGGAATGGATTATGTTAATCAGCAACTTTTAGTAGCTGGTTTTGATTCTAGTACTAGTAAGACTTCAATCTATAATGGTATATATCCATGGTCAACTACTAGTAGCATAACCCCATCAAATACAATATTAGTTCAGAGTTCTCTCAGTGAAAACTATCAACCCACTGGAGGACTCATTAGTGATGGCACTTATATCTATCAAGGTGTTAAAAGAGAAGTAAGTGGAATTGGGCATTACGCATACGCTAAAATAGATCAAACAACCGGAGCAGTTGTCTATAGTTATAAATTATTAGTTAATGGTACAGAAGTTCAAGTTGATTATATAACACAAGATACATTTGGATATATGTATCTTGTTGGTCAACCAACATCGAGAGCATTTGGTTATGTAGCAAAAATTAGACAATCAGATGGATACATTGTATGGTGTAAAACTATAACAGTTTCTAGTTTTGACAATTATCAAACATTTCCTATTACATGGAGAGATAGATTCGTATATTTTGGGACCGCATGGAGTCCTACAGTAGGATCGCCATTCAGTGGTTACTTCAAATTGAAAGATGATGGTAGCTTGCCAGATGGAACATACGCAAGTACATATGTAATTGCAAAAGCAAGTACATCTACATCAGCATTAAATAGTGATAGTACTAGTACAATTACAGATAGTCAATCTACTGTTGCATACACTACAACATCAAACACAATAACAACTGCAACAAGTGGTTATACAATGACTACTACACTATTACCTTAAGGATTAAAAATGACAACAAGAGGCGAAATTAACAGTAACTTTTATCAGATCGTCAATGTTGACGCTAACGGAGCGCCTACAAGTGTAAAACCAGAATATCTACCAAACGTAGGAAATGCAAACTATGCTGCCAACGCGGGACATGCAAACATAAGTGATGTAGCTAATTTAGTAGCTGTAGCTAATGTTTCTGGGATTGGTAACATTGCAACAGTAAACTTAAGTGGTGATGGATCTCAAGTATTATTAGGTAACGGTACATGGGGTGCTGGCAGTGGTAACACCGCCAATGCTAACTATGCAAACTTTGCAGGCACAGCATTTAATGTGTCAGGATCAAATGTAACCGGTATTGTCGGTAATGCCACCCACGCAAACTTTGCTGATGTAGCAAATTCAGTAAGTGCAGCTAACATTAGTGGCACAGTTAACTTAGCAAACTATGCAACAGTTGCAAATAGTGTGGCAGTAGCCAATGTTAGTGGTATTGGTAATATCGCAACAGTAAACTTAGATGGTAATAGCAGTAACATTTTATTTGGTAATGGTGTATTTTCAGCTTCTCCTAGTACCGCTAATGCTAATGTGGCAAACACAGCATTAGGTATAACGGCTGTTGCTTTATCTTCTGGCAATATACTTTTTGCTAATTCAACTGGTACTGGTAACAAGAGTGTTTCAGTTGCATCTGGAATGGCTTGGTCAACTATAGCAGCTACATTAACTATTAGCGGTGGTGCTATTTCAACCGGTAGATATACAAGTAATGTTCTTACTGGTACTGCCCCATTCACCGTAACAAGCACTACAAGAGTTGCAAACTTAAACGTAGCTACTGCTGGTGTTGCTGACTCAGCAAACGCAGTTGCAGGTGCCAATGTAACCGGTCAAGTAGCTAATGCATTAGTTGCAGGTACTGTTTACACAAATGCACAACCTAACATCACAAGCGTAGGTACACTAACAGATTTAACTGTTACTGGCAACATTCAAAGTTATGCCGACATTAGCGGCGCATACATTTATGGTAATGGTGCATTCTTAACTGGCGTAGGTAATTTAAGCGCATCAAATGGATACTGGGGTAGCTTCTATAGTAATGTAACACAAACTATTGCAAGTACAACAACTGCTTATGCAATTACATTAAATAATACCGATCCAGATAGCCATGGTGTTTCTATCAGTAGTAATAGCCATATCAACTTTACATATGCTGGTACATACAATTTACAATTCAGTGCTCAGTTTGATAATGCATCATTGACTTCTGAAGATGCCAGCGTATGGTTGCGTAAAAACGGTGTTGATGTAATTGATTCAAGAGGTCAAGTTAGTGTTCCATCTAGTCATGGTGGATTAAATGGTCAAATCATTGAATCATGGAACTATGTATTAAAAGTTGCCGCAGGTGATTATCTAGAATTATATTGGCAAGCAGAATCTACAAGTGTATCTATGGCATACTTAGGTGCTGGTACTACACCAACAACTCCTGCAAGCCCATCAATTATTGTAACTGCAATGCAAGTTACCAATGTACAACCTGTTGAATTGCAAGGTGCAATGACAGGTAACATTGTTGGTAACGGATATAGTTTACTTAACATTGCAAGTATCAGTAGTTTGGATGGTATTACAGGTAATACATTCACTGGTAATGGTGCACCATTAACTAACTTAACTGGTGCTAATGTCGTAGGTAACGTTGGTAACGCAGTACATGCATACTTTGCTGATGTTGCTAATAGTGTTGCCGGAGCTAATGTATCTGGTTATGTAGCAAATGCTACTCATGCGACCGTAGCTGATTCAGCTAATAGTGTAGCTGGTGCTAATGTAACAGGTCAAGTTGCGTTTGCAGCAGTGGCTAATTCAGTCGCAGGCGCTAATGTATCTGGTTATGTAGCAAATGCTACTCATGCAACTGTAGCAGATAGTGCAAATAGTGTATCTGCTGCTAACATTGTTGGTACTGTTAATTTGGCTAACTATGCAACTGTTGCTAATAGCGTAGCAGTAGCCAATGTTTCTGGAATCGGTAACATTGCAACTGTTAACTTGACTGGCTCAAGTTCAAATGTATTATATGGTAATGGCGTATTTGCTCCTGCAGCAGGTGACGCTAATTATGCAAACTTTGCAGGACAAGTTGTTGATGCGGCACAATCGAATATTACAACTTTAGGTACACTAACTAGTTTGAATGTTGAAGGTAATATAAATGGCAACACTGCATTGTATATCGGTGATACAAGTAATAGTACAGGATTAACTAATCCTATTATCGTTGCTAAAGCGGGTGGCGCAACTTATGTTCAATCATCAGTTGTTAACGGGACTGCTGAAGGTTCTGCTGACTTAGTTGCATACGGTGATAATGGATCAGATAGTGGCGCATGGGCTGATATTGGATTCACTGGTTCTAACTTTAGTGATCCAGTTTATACTATCACAGGTAAGAATGATGGTTACTTCTTTGTATTAGGTGATGATGCAAGTGTGTATGGTGGTAATTTAGTTATCGCAACCGGCGCTCAAGGTACAAATAGAGATATTGTATTTGCTACAGGTGGTTTCCAAGCTAGTGATGAAAAGATGAGATTGATTAACAATGATAATCAATTTAACATTAGTATGACTACTACATCATCAAACAACACAACAGGTGCGTTTGTAGTAGCCGGTGGCGTTGGTATCAGCGGGGATGTTTACGCAGGTAATATTGTATCTGCAAACTATTTCGTCGGTGATGGTGGTTTCTTAAGTAATATTACTGCTACTGGTAATGTATCAAATGCCAACTATGCAAGTTATGCAGGTAATGCGTTTAGTGTTAGTGGTTCAAATGTATCAGGTGCAGTTGCATATGCAACAACTGCTAACTCAGTTGCAGTAGCGAATGTTGTTGGTATTGGTAATATTGCAACTGTTAACTTGACAGGAAGCACAAGCAACGTATTATATGGCAATGGAGTATTTGCTCCTATTACAGTTACAAGTGTTGCGAATGCAAACTATAGTAACTTTGCAGGTGAGGCGTTTAGTGTTTCAGCTAGCAACATTGTTGGTACAGTTAACTTAGCTAATTATGCAACTGTTGCAAATAGCGTTGCAGGTATTAATGTTACAGGTACTGTAGCAAATGCAACATATGCAATTACATCAGGCGAAGCAACAGTTGCAGGTACTGTAACAAGTGCGGCGCAACCAAACATTACTTCAGTAGGTACATTAAGTTCATTAAGTGTAACTGGTAATATCACAAGTGGTAATGCAAGTTTAGGTAACTTAGCAAGCGCAAGTTATTTCAGTGGTAATGGTTCATTACTGACTTCAATTACAGCAGCAAACATTAATGGTACTGTAGCTAATGCAACTTATGCAACTACAGCGGGATCAGCAACTACAGCAGTAACAGTAACCGGTGGAAGTCAACCAAACATTACTAGTGTAGGTACTTTAGCAAGTTTAACAGCTACAGGTAACATCACGGGTAATTACTTCATTGGTAACGGTTCAGCGTTGACAGGTGTAACAGCAAGTCCTGCAGGATCTAATACTTACATTCAGTTCAATGATAACGGTTCGACAAATGGTGTTGCTGGATTAACATTTAATAAAACATCTAATTTGATGTCAATTGGCAATGCTGGATCTATTACTATAGGTTTAGGTACAGGCACTGATTTCGTTACTTTAAATTCACCCGCAGGTAGTGGTAATATTGCAGCTGGAGGCACAGTTATTGCGGTTAATGCGAACATTAGTAATGTAGCATTGACAAAATTTACAGAAACATTACCAGCAAGTGCTAACACAAGTACAAGTATTGCTCCTAACTTAGCAAGTGGTACTATTGTAAGATACACTGCTAATGCAAGTTTTAGCTTTAATGGATTTACAAGTCCTGTAGCAGGTCAAAGTGGTACTGTTATCATTACCCAAGATGCGACTGGTGGTAGAACAATGTCTAGTACTATGAAGTTTGCAGGTGGTTCAAAAACTTTAAGTACCGCTGCAAACGCAATAGATATTATATGTGTGTTCTATGATGGCACTACATACTATGCAACATTAAGTAAAGGTTACGCATAACATGTTTTCAGCAAGAATGGGGTTTATGTATGATAATACTGCAACCCCTGCATTAACAGATGTATTAGTTGGTGGATCAACTTCACCAACTCTTGTATCTATGGTTTGGTCTGATAGCACTGGATTTGGTTCTAGATATAGTAATCCTGCTGTTGCTCCCATAGCTGTTACTAACGGTAGTGCAAAATTTAATTCTGCAAATAATATAGTATTGGTGGGCGGATCTGGTAGTCCATTCGTCAACGCTTATAATTATACAGTGGGTACTGGGTTTGGTACAAAGTATGCAAACCCCGGAACTCTACCATCTGGAAGTACAACATATGTTTCATGGAATACTGCAAGTGGTGATACTGAATTTATAATGGGGTCTAGTGTAACTCCATTTATTAGCGCATATAAATGGTCTAGTGGATTTGGCACAAAATATTCAACTCCGGCTTCGGCACCGGCAGCAACTGCCCCTAGTGCAAGATTTAATTCAACCGGTGCAGCAGCAGGTGTTTCTACCACTGCTGCGATAAACTATAATATGTATGCATGGACGAGCGCGGGGGGATTTGGAACTAGATATAGTAACCCAGGAACTCAAAGTGGACAAGCGGCTAGAGGATTTGTTTTCTCAGGTAATAACAACTTCATAACATATTGCGGATCAGGTGGTGGATTATTAACAACTGCATGGTCTGATAGCACTGGTTTTGGATCTAGTATTAGTAACAATGGTGTCTCGACCGCTACTATCATATCTGGAGCGCAAGAAATAACTACATTAACATCAGCATCAATATATTGGAACATTATGGGTAGTCAGACTGGTGGCGGTGGAGCTGCTGGTATTTTATATTGTACTCCATATTCTACTACTGGTACTGTTATTAATGCTGCGTTAACTACTACCAATACAAACGTAACAACTGGAAATAATAAAATAGGTATCAGAACTAATAGTGGACAACCAACAGCAGTGGCTGTTGTTAGTTCAGTAAGCCCATATATTACTGCGTATGCATTCAATAGTTCTGCATCATCTACAACTAATCCAATTGGTGCACAATATTCAAATCCGGGTACTATATTGCCCGGAGCAACATATTCAGTTAATTTTAGTAACTAAATATAAGATAAGGAAAAATTATGATTACAGACCAAGAAAAATTAAACATGTTTGTTATGAACGCATATCATAGAGAGATTGAAGTTCATAGCTATCAAGTCAATATTGACAACTATACATTTATGTTAGAGAATCTACCACAAGGTGATTGGGACGAAGACATTAGCTTATATAGAAATACTCCATTGAATGAACTACCACATTCATTGACTGATGAACAAGTACAACGATATATTGATTTCAACTATCGTGACCATTTACGATTTTTAGTTCGCAGTGAAAAGTCAGAACAAAGTAAATCTATCAGAGTTCGTGATGCATTAAAGAATCAAATCGGTGACGATTATGATGCATTATTGCAAGAATATAAAGCTACTCAAGTATGATTGATTTTACAACACCACAACTATCCTGGATCGTAGTTAGTGCTGTTACTATTGGCGGCGGTGGCTATATGAGCCTCAATAACAAAGTTGATGAATTGGATAAGAAACTTGCTGTGTCTATTAACACAATAGAGAACATGGATAAGGGAATGGACAAGTTAACCATTCAATTGTCTAGGATAGAAGAAAAATTAGACCAGCAAAAATCGAAAAGATAAATATTTTTGTAGAGAGTAGTTTTCGTAAAGTCCGTCAAGAAATGCCATTCTTTTTTTCCTTTATGCGCTCTCTACATCTTTTTTCGCCCGGTTGCTGACACTCTATTTCTAAAGTGCGTGTATTCCTAATAGTTAGCAATCGGGCATTTTCATGGCTAAAAACTGCCAAAAAACATAGCTTATTCCTACAAGCTGATATACAATAGATAAATACAAGTGCATATGACGACATTTGTATGCTTTCCTAAAATTTGTCAAACGAAGTCCCCGGCCTGAACACCGGGGCTTCATCTCAAGTTCAGATGAGATTGACAAAGATGACAAGGAAACAAATTTTAAGGAAATGAAATGACTAAAGAATTAAGTATGATGACACTGATCCGTCTGGATACAGAGTTAGAGAACGCTATTGGCTTTCGAGAAGCCGCATTACAAAGCCAAGATATGGTTGAATTTATAATCTGGGACAATGAAATTATGAACATTGTCAAAGAGATTGAAAGTTTGGGAGATTGATATGATACATTTTATCATGTTTTGCTTTTTTATCTATGGATTATACAAATTTATTATGCTATTCTGTAGCTTAGATGATGAGCATAATGCATTATGTTATGTTGGTAAAGAAGAATATGACAAACAAAAGAACTCAATGACTGACAAAGAATTTAAAAAATATGTCAAAGAGAAAAGTAAGTTAATGCAAAAAACAATGGATGATGCCGCAGAGTATCATAGAAAGAATAGAAAATGAACAAATACAAAAAACTAGATATCAACGAACTTGCAACATTGTTCATTGAATACACTAGCCTATATGAAAAGTTGTATTTGTCTAATCAAAAGCACTTAGCTAACTTTCTAGGTGATGAACTTATGGTTATGCGTAGAGAATTAAGACGAAGAGGTGTAAGATGAAAAAAGATACACCCGGCGTCATCTATGAACTTAGATGCAATATCAATAATGAGTGGCACCCATTCTACGTAGGAGAAACAAGTAACCCTAGTCATAGATTATCACAGCATAGAATTGCTAGTGTGACTGGAGAGACTTTAGTTTATAAGTTTATTAGAGAAGTTCTATTGCCAGCAGATATCGAATGGGGATTATTCATTGTACAAGAATACCCAGCTAATGCAGCAGATGATTTGGAAGATGAGCATATTATGAAACTATTGCAACAAGGTATCTTGTTGAAGAACATGAAAAAGGGTAATAGTAACTGGATGCAAAACATGATGGAGATGGCTAAAGATATGACCAAACGCAATATCAATAGCTATAGACAATATCGTAAAATAGTAGAGGCTGAAACGTTAGAAGAATTGACGAGACAAGCCGAAGAGAAACATAGGCAATGGCTGCACAGGGAAGCAGTTGAGCGTATGAAAAAGGACACTAGGGCTAAACGACAAATAGACTTAGAAAAGGAAAAGCAGAGACATGAACTTAGCATGGCAAATGTCGCTGTATTATTGAACACAATAAAAAGGAA